TTAACAGGATTAGGTTTATAATTTGTTATGTTTGCTTGAGCACCTGAACTAGAACCAATAATAACTTCATTATCTATAAATTTATTTTGCGCTGTAATTATTAATCTATTATTAGTAATATCTTCTACTAAAACATTAGCTGTTGCCTTTGAAGTTTGACCTGTTACGGTTTCACCTCTTGTAAATTTACCAAAAGTAGATTCTTCTAATAAAATTTTATCGTTAGCGTCTAATAGTGTTCTTGCTGTGTCTTTACGACTAGAGTTTAATACTAAATTATTTGATTGACCTGTTTCAGATTCTAAAGTTATACCATCTGTGCCTTCAATGGTATCTATGGATAATTCTGCTGATTCTAATAATTGATAATATACTTTTAGAAATTCGGCAAATTTAGGGTGGTCAGCAACAACGAATTCTGGTAGTTGGCTGTTAAGTATCGTTGAAATTTTATCATTAAATTTTGCCATTGTTCATTAATAACTTGATGTTGTTGTGTAACCTACACCTGCGTCAGCAGAGCCACCAACAAAAGTGTCTGCTGTAACATTTATAGTTGAGTTTGCAATATCTATTTCTACAATTTGGTCTCTTACAGGAACAACATCATTTGAGTTTGGTGTTACCGTTAATTCAACAACTGTTGAAGTTGCACCTCTAATATTTGAAATTGAGGCCACATTTAAAGAGTTTAATGTAATTTGACCTGTTGTGTAATCAATTGTACCTTGTGTGTCATTTGCATATGTTCTAATACCTGAAGACAAATAATATCTTCTAACATTACCGTTACCGTCATCATCTAAAAATTGTTCCAAATCGCTACCTGTTACTTTAAAACCTGTTGAAGTTAAAATACCCCCTGCTATTGCGTTATGGCCAGAGTGTGGATTAAATAATGAGTTTCTAAAGTAGATATCATATTTTGTAGATGATGATAAAGTAGGTGTAAAATTTTTTCTTATTTTAATTGTTGTAATATTAGATAATATACTTGTATCAACATTATCAATAATACCTGTTAATTTTGAGTGTCTATAAACAGAGTCAAACTTTTGTAAAGTATTTGTATTGTAATTGGTAACAGCAGTTGTAATTTCTGATTTTAAAGTATCACTTGATTTAGTTGTTGATTTTGAATCATATTTTACCGTTGATGTTAATAAAACTGAAGTTGTTTTTGGGTCAATTATTTCAGGTCTTACAGAGGCAACATTGTAAGGTTTTAATTTATTAACAATATCTTGTTTTGTTGTTTCTGTTAATGTAGAACCTGAAGCTGCTTTAACTCCTATTTTAACAACACCATATCTTGGCGTTTCATCATCTTCGCCACCCCATGCACTTACTGATAATGCATTAGGATAAATTGATTGTACAAGTGTTTCGTAATCTGTTGTTGTAACTGCTCTGTCTTGAGCAGCGTATTGTAAAGGTGCATTATGTTTTATTGAATCATTTGCTTCACCATCTGAACCACCTTGTGAATTTGAAACGGTTGTTATTGTAACATCTGTAAAACCACCGATATTACCTGATAGTGTAAATGAACTTGCACTATTAGAAACAGATTTATTAGTTACAATATATTCTAGTATTACAACATTACCGTCTGATAGTGATTTACCATTTATACCATCACCAAAATAAATTTCGTATTTACCGTCTGTTCCTTCTTGTATAAAATAAACTTTTGAATTAGCGTCAACACTATTATAACCACCTGCTAATGAATATGTGTTTGTTGTTGTATCGCTTGAACTATTTTGAACTTTTACTAATAAAGTTGATGTATCAGCATTTTCACTTGGTATAACAAACTTTTGGTCAACATCTGTAATATCAGCTGTATATTTAAAAGTAACAAGTGAGCCCTCATAAATTGGCACATTAGAAAATTTGTAAACACCTGAACTCGGTGTAATTGTTACATCTGAATTTGTTATGTATTGATAAGAAACATTTTCCACCGTTGAAGTAAACACGGAACCTTTTGACATTGTAACACTTGTGCCTGTAGCATTATTTAATTGAATATCAATAGACGCCATTGGCGCTCTTGGTGATGATGGTGTATAACCAATCATCTTTGCTAATGATACAATATTGTTTCTTATATCTGCACTATCAAGATACAATTCATTTGTTGACATGTTTGCTAAGTAAGCAAGATAGTGTGTATTGTAAGATAAAATATCTAAAAGAATATTTAATGAACTACCTTCAAAATCATAATCTTGAAATGATGTTTGACCTTGTAAAAATGATTTTAAGTTTACTTTGATTGCGTCAAAATCATAATCTGATACTACTAACTTATTTGACATTTATTATCTTATCCTTTGTAAAAATGTTTCAACAACTTGTGGACCTGGAACTCCTATAACATAAAAATAAATGTCAACTACTAATCTATTTCCATCTTGGTCGTCATCAACTTCAACACTTTGTAATTGTATTCTTGGCTCGTAGTTAATTAAAACTTCTTCTATTTTTCTTTCTAAAAAAACTTTAGTCATGGGTGTAAAGTTTTCAAATAACAATTCTCTAATACCACAACCTAATTCTGGTTGAAATGGTCTTTCGTAAAAATTAGTTTGTACTAAATTTCTTACGGACCTTTTTACTGCTATAACATCTTCTACTACATTAACATCATTAGTTACAGGATTTCTAGCAAAATCTAGGTCTATATCCCTAAAATTTCTTGAATTTCGTGTACTTTTATTTTGTGTTTGTGAGTCGTATATTGCCATAACGGTAATATTTATAACAATTATCTAGCCGTTTGCAAAAACATTACCACTACCACTTGTCATTGCGCCTGCGTCTGCACTATCGCCTATTCTTGCAACTGCAATACCAACAACAAACACATTTGGCGAACCTGCGTTTACATTTGCTACATGGTCAGGACAAGGTGGTGCTGGTGGATTAGGGTGAGGCACCGTTGGGTCGCTTACTCTTGCAACTAAAATATTATTTGCAAAAACAGTAGATTGACCAGGTGTATCTAAAGTGGTTGTACTGGTACAAATATGACCAGTTGATAAACTATCGCCTTTTCTACTAACGGCTGGCATTCTTAGCCTTCATAGCTAATCTTCTTTGTTCCTGTAAAATTGATTGTCTTAACTTTCTACCAATTGGTATTACTATTGAATGACACATCTCTTTACCTTTTTTACTAATATATTCAACACTTATCATTTTATCTTTAAAATCACCTTGAACAGATTTAATAGCTTTCTTTAAACTTATATCTTCTTTTTCTTTTTCAACGCCATCAGCGTTCCAAAACTTAAATAATCTCATTTTTGCCATAATTTACTCCATATCGTATTTTGTTTCTTTTTCTATGTCAGTTTCACACTTTTCACAACGACAATATTTACAAATTTCTCTTTCATATGGCTCTCCAGTAAAACCGTCTTCATCTTCAACGGTATATCTTCTTCCACAATGAGATTCGTGTCCACAATTGTTGCAATAAGTCATATTATATTTATCCTAAAAATTACAAGCTGCTTTCATTTGTTCTATTTGTATTTTTCTCATATCATCAAGAGATTCTAACGCTGATTCGCTAATTTTTTCATAATCAGGCGACCATTTGCACTCGAATCGTTCATTTTTTGTTGAAAAACTGCAAGAATTCAACAAAAAGAACAAAACTAGAACAAAAAAAGTTAAAAATCGTTGATTTATAAGGGTTTTTTTCGCCATTTTTTTGAATTTTATGCTTGCTTTCTATATTTAGTTGTGGTATACTGGACTAGTAAAATGAGAAAGGAAACAAACACTATGAAAACAATAATTTCTGCAATATTAATCACATTAGGTCTTATTATGATGGCTGGCGCTGCCGGTGATTGTGATGGAAAATGTATGGAAAACGCAAACTCACTATTGACTATGTTTTTTCTAGCACTAACAGGTATGATAACTTTTATATCTGGTGGTTTAGTAGCAATCAAATCTTAATTTAACAAAAGGACAATAACTATGATAAAAGTATCTCAAAAATGTGAAACACTAGAAGAAGGAATAAAATTCTTGATGGCTGGTGCAAAAGCTGACTATGTTGCAATGTCAACTAATTACGGTAAAAAAGAATTAACTGGTTACAGTTTAGAACAAACTGATAATTGGGATTCTAAAACAAAAATCAAAGAAGGTAAGAAGTACATTAAGATTGTACAAGATACTGGTGTTTTTTGTTTTATTGTAAAAGAAGACTTTAAACATTTCAAGAAAGGTGATATATTGAAAGCCGCTGGTTACAATGCACCTGCTTTAAACTCTGCAAGAGGTAATGTTCTTGCCGGTCAATACCCAATACAATGGACTGGTCCATTATACTTAAAATAAGGAAACACTATGAAAACAAAACAAAGAAAAGTATTTGAAAGGGTTGTAAACCCATTAATACTAAAACATATGATAGACCCATTTAAATATCAAGGGTCTTGTATTGCTTCTGGCATACCAATTAAATACTTAAAATATTTTAAAATGGTATCTGCTCAAAAAAATGCAAAGAAAATAAGATACAGATATAGAGGTGTATCAAAGACTATGCCAAATGGTTATGTGTACAATAGACCTCAATCATTTTGTCATATGAACTTCGCTGATACTTTTTCAGTTTATTACAGATAAAATTACCGGAGTGTAGCGCAGCCTGGTAGCGCATTGCGTTTGGGACGCAAGGGTCGTAGGTTCAAATCCTACCACTCCGACCAATTAACATTTTTTAAATTGCAAAAGAAGTACCACAGCCACAAGAACTTGTAGCTTTAGGATTATTAAATTTAAACATAGATTCAAAATCATCATAAGTATAATCTAATTCTAAACCCATTAGATATAATTCGTAATCTCTACTGACAATTAATACATCATCTATCACAGCGTCATTTCTAGTTTCTTCATCTGCAAAAGACCATTCATAATTAAAACCGGCACAACCACCACCTTTTACATCTAGTCTAACAAATTTTTTACTATTTTTATTTCTTAATTCGTTTAATCTTTTATAAGCGTTGTCTGATAATTTAATCATTTGTTATTTCTCCATGTAAATACATATCATCTAAATTAGATTGTAAAACGGTGGCAACTAAATGCACTCTTTCTATTTCACTACCATTAAAAAAATTATGATACTGTCTGTTGTCAGTTAAGTATGCACTACCATTTGCTGGCATATGAAACGCCTCATTTTCAATTACCATTTTACAGCCTTTGTTTGTAATAATAGGAATATGTAATCTCATTTCAGGATCCCTATGCCATGATAAACATGTTCTTGGTGGTTTCATTAGAAATCTAACTCTACCTATTTTCCACCTTTTGTTAATTAGATTATACACTTCTTCAACATAAGTGTTTTTAAATTCAGGACATATTTCAGTATATAAAGATTCTTTAATAG